TGAATTCATGATATGAAACACCAGACTTACGAACTAGTGTTGGATTGGTAGTAATACCAGCGACTAGACCAGTCTCATAACGGTCTTTAATCTCTCTATAATCAGCGGTGTCTAAGAAAATTTGCATGACAAAATATCAGGTTAAGTATATAGTAACCATCGGGGCGATAGGATTTGAACCTACGGCCTGACGCTCCCAAAGCGCCTGCTCTACCAAACTGAGCTACGCCCCGACTAGATCCTCTTTCCAGAGGAATTTTTCTTCTAAATTATAGTGCAACTTGTAGTTAGTTGTCAACACATAGTATCCAGTGATGCTAATATTATCACACTCGAATCCATAACCCTTAACTTTTTCACATGCTCCATCAATTACAAAGCATTTGTCAGTGTGTAGATAGCTGTGAAAGCGTTCGTCTAGGTTAATCATTAGCGTTCCTCAAAAGTGATGCGTCGGACTTTACGTTTGCGTCTGTCCTCCTGGTATTTTAGGTCACTTTCTGACAGAATTCCGTTATATTTAATATTTTTTTCATGATTTACTAACACTACTTGATCTAAATCAATTGCACCAACCGTGTCATCGACTACCCTCATTTGATTAGGGCAACCACAGAACTGAACCTTGCTAGTGCTTGTCAGTTCTTTTCCACATAGTTTGCATCTTGCCGTTAACATTATTCAGCATTTAACCTCTTTGAAATAATGGGTGAAGAGGGGATCGAACCCCCGACCGCCTCCGTGTAAAGGAGATGCTCTACCGCTGAGCTATTCACCCTAAGTGTCGGCAAGAGGACTTGAACCTCCACGTCATAAAGACACTGGTACCTAAAACCAGCGCGTCTACCAATTCCGCCATGCCGACAAGGCGACTCAAGTAGGATTTGAACCTACGACCGACTGCTTAGAAGGCAGTTGCTCTATCCAGCTGAGCTATTGAGTCAATAAGGGGGTCAGCGATGCTGACCAAATTGTGACATACCTGTTCCAGACATCCAATTGCCTGGTCCAGATTGAAAATTCTCTGAACCACCACCTAACTCTGGAAGAGGGTCGAGTTGTGTGGTAGTTTTACCGTTTCCAGTAGCAATATTATACATCACCTCATGAATATTGTCCACCTCTTTTTTAGGAGGTTGATCTTCATTTTGAGGGATGAGAAGATTTTCTTCTTCTAGTTGTTTACGTGCTTCTTTCATCTCAATCTGCTTCTCACTGAGAGTAGCAGGTCCAAACCAAGGATCGTCTTCCAAGAATTCTGGTGCTGGAATAGTCTTGTGTTTCTTCACGAGTTTTTTAAGTGCTCTGATGATCATGACTGCCAGTAGTAATGATAGAAGTTTCCGTTGTTGCTACACATGGGATCCTGTGATGCCACGCGATATCTTAGCATACTTTGTCCTTTAAAATCTGTCCTGTCTCCAATGATGCTGTATGCAGAGAGCATCTTAGATCTGTCCTGCAACCTCTGGACCAACCCCCAGTCTACTGTAGGTCGGTTGCGCCACAACCCCTCATACTGTCCAGGTGCATATACTACACCAGAAACAGTGTTGGGAAATCTAGGTGAGTTCACCCTATTTAGAACAGAAACTGCAACACAGTATTCATCCATAGTATTGGGTGCTGCCTCAACTTTGACCACCTTAGCAAGGTGAGTATAGTCAGCAGGCGTCAGTGCCAGTAGCATTTCCAGAATCAAAATAGTCTTTCCTGTAGTAACGTCCGAGGATATTGGAATTATAGTAGGCAGGGGTGCCGTTGTCAAGTGCTTTTGTCAGAACGTCGTGAAGAAAAAGTTGTCTTGTTTCTTCATAGTTGACCCTTCCAGGTGTCCCATGGAGGGAGAGTATGGTTCTACTAAAATTTTCTTTACCGAATTTTTTGATGTCGTCCTTGAGTTCTGGACATGACCCATAATACCGCTTCCAGTCACTTTCTGAAGTGACTCGTCGCTTTCCACCCTTTGGTTTTCTCTTTTGCCAAAAATACTTTCTCCCAATGTACTGTCGTTCGTTGGTGAGATTGGTAATTTGATAAACAAAACCCCAGTTGTCCCCAATAAGACTCCCATCAAACACGGTGCCCATATATCGCCAAGGGTTTGGGTAACTCTCTTCCACACTTTCATAATGTCATCTCCAGTATTTATGGAACGTCAAAAAGCACATCATTGATGTAAGTATCTGCCCACTTTACACCAAAATATTTCTCTAGAATTTTTCTAGTCTTGTCATTTCTCTTCTGATTTTCACAGTAATCTATCTGTGCATTGTATCTTTGCTCTGCTCTGTCATAATCAATGTTTGCTTTCCAAACTGCACCAACAAATGAGTCCAGATATTCATTGACAACATGGCAGAATGTCTCTAGTTCCTCTTCAGTTTCTAGTCTAGCAAACTTACAATAGGGGGAGAAGATGTCACCCCATATAGGCATGTCTCTATTGTGTTTGAAACTGTAGTATCTACTGATATCAGCGATATCATCATAGACTGGATGACCAATACCATCGACTGGAGAGATGTCTGTGATAGCAGCACTAACCATTCTATTATTAGCTACAATATCTGCACCAAAAATAGGCAGGTCAAACTCAGGATCTGGATACCATATGCAATGCAAGATATCCAGTGGTCCTAGACTAGCAATTTCCATGTGTACCTTGCGTAATCCAGTGCAAGTATACATATCATTTTCAATTGTTAGGTTGCCATCTTCAGTTTCTTTAAAGACCTGCCTAAACTCATCATCAACGTCAAGTTTCTCTACATTTGGTAGAGTTTTTTGGTGTTTACGAATAATGCTTGCAAGATCATCAATTATCTTTCGTCCCATGGGTCAGGTATTTCAATCGAAGTGCTTGTAGTTTCCACGCTTGTGCCAGACTCCTCGGTCCCTCGCTCAACAATGTTATTTCTGATGATGAGAGTGTCAAGGTGGGGCACCTCAGAAGGTCTAACCTCCATTGTGGTATTTCGTGTGATGTCATGTTCTTTATCCCATAATTCATGTATCTTTTCAACTTCCATGTCAACAGTTGCCATGGTTTGTTTTAGTTTACCTTCCCAATACCAGAGTTCGACATAGGAAAACAGATGCATAAGGATAACATCAAAGGGTGGTTTCTGTTTTTTGATCCACCCTTTAATTTTTTGTATTGTAGTTCGTTCACCACCCCAGTGGTGTTCAAACTTAAAGCTGAAATCCTGCGAAGGTGTCTTTTTTGACATCCTGTTTAATGCTCCCGATTAGGTAGGACTCAACCTCTGTCTCCTGTGGTGCAACCTGCATACCCTTAGAGGATAACCAGTGTGCTGTCCAAGGCAGTGGATTGTTGCTGATAGGAGTGTCAAAGATTGCCTTAAGTCCGATAGACTTCAGACGACGATTAGCAGTCCATTCAACATACTTCTGTAGTAATTTATCATTCAAACCAATGATAGATCCATCCTTGAACAAGTACTCTGCCCAAGATTTCTCTTCTTCTACACAGTCACGGAACATTTGATAAACATTCTGTTCTTCTTCCTTGGCAATCTGAACCATGTCAGGATCATCTCCTTTGACCCAGTTGTTGAGGATATTTTGAGTGACTGTCATATGTTGTGACTCGTCTCTAGCGATGAGTCCAATAATTTTAGCACTTCCTTCAAGGAGTTTGAGTTCTCCAAATGCAAAAGAGCAAGCGAACGAAACATAAAATCTAATTCCTTCCAGAATATAGACATTAGCGACCGCTCGGTATAGTTTTCTCTTGAGATCTTTTAGTTCCCAATCTGCTGTTGGTGATTCTTTCCACCCTTCACGCCACATGTTACCCTGTCCCCAGGTTTGTGCGAGATTGATAAAATCATCGTATGCACGGGTCACAGATTGTGCTCGTGAGAGGATCTTCTCGTCGTCTAGAATGTGGTCAAAGACGACAGAGGGATCTGGGTATACATTTTTGATGATATGGGTGTAGGAGCGACTGTGGATCATCTCCATAGTCTGCCAAATATTCATGCACCCTTCAAGCTCAGGTAGTGAGCAATAAGGCATGAATGCCATGCCAGGACCACGACCTTGTACGGAGTCCAAGAGGATCTGATATTTGAGATTGCTAGTAAATATGTGTTTTTGTGCATCATTTAGAGTTTGGTAGTCGGCACGATCTTTCTGTAGAGAGACTTCCTCAGGTCTCCAGAAGAATCCAAGTTGATTTTGTGTCAACTTGTCAAAGATTGGATACTTAAATTTATCATATCTCTGGACACCAAGAGGTTGTCCAAAAAACATCTTCTGTTTTGTTGTATCTACTTGGTCGGTATTGAATACCGTCATGCGTTCTACACTAGTCATTGGTTCACTAACCCTAAATTTTGCAGCTGTCACAGTCTTCCTCCTCGGTTTCCAGTATGTCGCTTAGTAAGTCTTCGATGCTTTGTTTTTTCTCTTCAGTTAGTTCAGGTTCTTCTCCTTTTTGATCATATGTATTCTGGTAGTAGGAAGTCTTCCATCCGTACTTATATGTTTTAAGAAGGTCACCTGCCATTACAGACACAGGAACTTCATTATTGTCATAATTTTGCGGATTGTAACTCCAGTTGCCAGAGATAGCTTGATCAAAGAATTTTTGCATTGCTGCAACTACTTTGATATAACCATCGTTGTCTTTCATGTCCCAGAGAAGAGTGTAGTTATTCTTGAGACTATTGAACTGAGGAACGATCTGTTTGAGCGGTCCCTTTTTGCTTTTTTTAGTGGACAGAAAGGCTCTAGGTGGTTCGATTCCATTTGTTGCGTTTGACACAACGGAACTGCTCTCTGATGGCATCTGAGCGGACAGTGTTGAGTGCCTAAGACCGTAGGTGGTGATAGATGTTCTAAGAGATTCCCAATCATGATTCAGTTCTGCTCCACAGAATTCGTCAATGTCACGCTTGTAAGTGTCGATAGGGAGGATACCCTCTGCATACTTGGTGCGATTAAAATATTCGCACTGCCCTTTTTCTTTTGCGATTTCGTTACTGGACTTGAGTAGATAGAACTGGAAAGACTCAGACAAGTCGTGGACTGCTTTCCATGCTTCGGGATCTTCATATTTGTATCCATGCTTTGCTAGGTAGTGTGCTAGTCCGATGTAACCAATACCAAGAGAACGACGAGCAAGAGTGCTCTTTTCTGCTGCAGAAACAGGATAGTTTTGATAGTCAATAAGTTCCTCTAGACCACGGACTGCTAGGTCACAGAGATTTTCCAATTCATCTAACTTATTGATCTTACCAATATTGACAGCAGAAAGAATGCACAAAGCAATCTCACCTCCACCATCAATATGTTGGAGTGGTGTCGTAGGCAAAGTAATCTCTTGACAGAGGTTACTCATGTTCACTTTATCTAGGAAAGAAGAGTGACTATTACAATGGTCAATGTTCATAAGATACAAACGACCAGTCTCTGCTCTCTCTTTCAGGATGTCAAGAATAAGTTCTTGAGCGCCGATAGTTTTTCTCGGAATAGATCCATCAAGTTCATAACTTTGATAGAGATCATCAAAAGCATCAGTGCCAAAAGCATCGTAAAGACCTGGGACATCGTGAGGTGAGAATAGGGTGATGTCTCCATTGGCAATGAATCTCTCATAGAAGAGTTTCGAGATTTGGATGGAGTAGTCAAGTTTTCTAACACGATTGTCTTCGGTTCCTTTGTTGTTCTTTAATACAATAATATCTTCTATTTCTTGGTGCCAGATAGGAAAGTGAACTGTAGCAGAACCACCTCTGATGCCGTTTTGTGTGCAGCATCG